CCTCTGAATGCGCCTCTGGATGATGAAATGTCAATGATTGTTCTTATGTTTCTCAAATCAGCCACAGTGAGAGCAGGCGGTTGTGCCTGTGGAGTCTCAACTGTGCCGTCCTGTTGCGGCTGTGCTGATTGTGTTGTTGTTTCTGACATTAGGAGTCTCCTTGTAATATTATAATATGCATATATTATATTTTATATCTATTACAGATGTCAACCGTAATAAACGGTTTGTCCAAAAGGTGGACGCACTCTGTCGTTGGTATGAATTACCCACAGTGTGTCACAGTAGTCTGCATCTCCCCATCTATCCCATGTTTCGCCATCTGTAAAACACACCAACAGTTGTGGTTTTACATCATTTTCTTGCATCCATTTCCAGTTCACTCCAATGTCTGTACCACCATACCCTTGTGGAGCGTATGTGGTGATGTCTTTGCCATCCCAAGACTCAAATTGTTCAGGAGCATGAACTTCTGTGTCAAAACACCAAATGTTGATTTTGTATTCGTCAAATTCTTCTGCTATGCCATTAATTTCAGAAAGGAAATCTTTCAACATGTTTTCTGAAATAGATCCTGATGTGTCAATGCTCACACATATGTCAAGTTCATTCTGTACATCAAGCCCTGGTAACACTGCATTGGTTGAATACATCTTGCGTGAAGGTCTCATCCATGTGTAATTGTTTCTGATTTGACTTTTGATGGTCTGTCTCAACATGCTTCTCCAGTCTAGTTTAGGCTGAGTGATGTCTGTGATTAGCCTTTCAAGTCCACTTGGTATGTTGCCAGCACCTGAAGATTGTGCCGCCTTGGCTGATTGAAGCAATGAATTTTTGATTTCATCTTTCAGTTGATCTTGCTCTGCCTTGCTGAGTTTTGGCATCTTGATTTTTTTACTGTTGCCATCTTTGTCTGTGACAGTGGCTTCACCTTTGTCGAGATCGACGTGGACATCAAGTGTTGATTGTTGCTTTTGCCAATCAGACAGTTTTTCATATATTTGTTCTGCTGATAGATCTCTGTACTGGGAATCCAGCAATGGAGCATTGTCGCCTGTGGGTTTGGATCCGATGTTTTCATCATCAAGTATTTGGTTGATGGCATAGTCTGCCGCCACGTTCCAACCTTGTGGATCTCTATCTCCACGTCTCAACATGTGTTCAAATGCTACGTGAAGCACTTCATGTGCTAGTAAAAATTCAACTTGTTTGACATCCAACTGGTCGATGAAGTCAGGTGCATACCAAAGATGTTTGCCATCTGTGGCCGCTGTGCCTATCTCTTTTGACTCTTTCAATATCAAACGAGTGGCCATGTTGCCAAAGAATGGTTTCTTCAGCAACAGTGATATTCTTGCAGTTACAATTTTTTCTTCTTGTGGAGTTCTCATTAACCCTCCATACTCGCTACAACATATTTGCCAAACTTCTCATGGAACTTGTTGAATGATTTCAACTTGCTTGGCTTCATTGGTAGTTTGTATGTGGAAAGTGCAATCTTGGCACCCATCACTGTAAGTTCAGTGTCAAAGTTGTCCATCATGAAGTTCAAGAAGCAGTCTGCCATTTTGTCAAAGTCTTTGTGTTTCTCATTTTCTTTCAATTCATAACACATGGAAACTGCCAAGGAATATTGTCCTGACACTTCAACTTTCTTAGGCATCTTCTTGATCTTGCCGGATAGTATGTCTGTTGGGTTGGGAAGGTCAGCCGCAATTTTACGATGAGCCATAAATTTGATGGCTGTACCTTCACCAACAGCACCTGCTACTAGATCAGTGAGCGTGTTGTCCGGCAGGTGTTCTGTTAGTAGTTGACTCACGAATGACCATGTTCTTGGTGTGGCAAATGCCTTGGAAGAACCTTTGGGATCGAAGTCATACAAATCATTTTTTGCAAATGTGCAATAACCAACCACATCTGCATGAATATTATTAAGTGTGGCCCATTCGAACCAATCATCAAAATCCACTTTCATTTCAATGTGGACGAAACGATTGGAAAGAGGAGCAGGCATTCTGAATGTAACGCCTCTGTCTGTTTCTCTATTACCTGCCGCCACAATGGACACACCATCTGGAAGATCATAGGCACCAACTTTCCTGTTGAGAATAAGTTGATATGCCGCTGCCTGCACAGCAGGTGGTGCCGCATTGATCTCATCCAAGAATAGAATTGCTGTGGATTTTGGATCTGATGGCAGTTCAATGGGTGGCGCCCATTCCATCTTGTTGGAAGTTGAATTGTAAAATGGAATGCCTTTGATGTCTGTAGGCTCCCACAGTGGTAATCTGATATCAATCACTTCACGTGACTGTTCGTCTCCAATCTGTTTGACAATATCGGACTTACCAATACCTGGTGCACCCCATATCATCACAGGTCTTTTCAATGCAATACAGTGTTTTAAACCTGTGATTGCTTGACTAGGACCAATTTGTCTTGTTGTTTCTATTGTGTTGTTGCTCATCTTTTGTTACGCTCCTTATGTTTACTATTATAATATCACAAGGCAAAGTGTCAACCAACACAAAAGTCGCTATAATTGGAAGTTTTCTAGGTCACCATCCAGTAATTGAAGCATCACTGCTGGTTTTTCTGCAAACAAAACCAGATATTTTCTTTTCTGTGGAATGTAATATGGTGCGGGACAGTTGCGATTGAGATTTAAAAAGGATTTGATGGTGATTGGTTTGTTCATCCTTATTTTGTAGGATTGAAATTTTGCAAATTTTAATAAATGATAGCCTTTGTATGTGAGATTGAAATGAGTGTCATCAGACACAAATGACTTGAACATCATCTTAACAATTTTATCCACAGCAAATTCAAGGTCACACTGCTGTTTAATCAGTTCGGCTAGTTTAGTTTTGGTTAATTTCATCTTTCAACTGTTTGCCTTGTGTGAGTTCATACACTGCAAATTCATTGCATTTGAACATGTCGTTGAGTTTTTTGGCGAGATTGAAAGCATGACCAGGATTAGAAAAAGAAACTTTTTTGTATTTGGGTCCTGGATAGTTTGAAATGATTGAAGATGATTTGAGATTAATAGGTTTGCCTTGGTAAAACACTGCCCATATGGCATGTGATTCCAACACTTCTTCCATCTTGTAAGATTTTTTGTTGGTGTGTTGTAAAAGTGTTCGTGGTTTAGGTCTACTCATTATGTGAGTATTTATCTAGATTTTATAGGTTGAAATGTGTTTTTAGGTGTTCATAGGTGCCTATGTATTTGCCGTCAATGAATATTTGTGGCACTGTCTTTGCTGTAGGTACTGCCTCCAACAATTGTTCACGGGTATACCCGTTGCCTATGTTTTTTTCTTCGTATGCAATGCCTTTTTGTTCTAGCAAGTTCTTTGCCATGTCACAGAAAGAACATCCTGGTTTAGTCCACACTGTTGCTGTCATTTAAAATCTCCTCCGTCCATACTTACTGATGTTTGCTCATCATCTGTTCTCCTACTTTGTATTTCAACATAGTGTATAAGCATGGTGGTCAACGCATTTCTTACTCGTTTGGCTAGTTCGATGTCTATCTTTATTTCTCGCTGTCTTGAATTGTCAGCACGGTTTATTTTTTCAATAAAGTTTTTTAGATGCAGTGTGTCATCAACTTTTGTTGACATTTGAAAACACCTTCCTTTGTTCTATCACTGTTTTGAATGGACCACGAAATTCGTTGCCTTGTATGGTGGCAAGTTTAGGACAAAATCCTTTTACCCAACCTTTTGGAAACTTCACACAGTAGTAACCGGCCGCATACATGTTGTCAGAATTGGGTGATTTAGTATACAATGGCAGTTGATGCTTGACATCAAATACAGCATTATAAGGGACGTGTTTTGCAGGATATCCATACACCACTTTGTCAGTATGCTGTTGTTCTACTTCATCGATTGTGTCAAACAAATTAAATTTGTCTTCAACTTCTTCCAGTGTTAGATTTGCTATTGATGAATCAGTGCCTGTGACAATAAATTGATTTTGGTCATGACGTTGTATTGTTCCGATTCTTGATCCGTTGTGTTCTATAATCCAAAATCGATCAGGCAGTAATTGCTTGGTCTTGACGGAATCTTGCGTTGAAAGGTTCTGCATAAAATTTAACATTGTCTCTGATCCTCACTAGTTCATGTTTATTACAAAATTTTAACATATGAATACCAACATTTGCAACCTCTTTTGGAGATTCTGTGGCAGATGAAATGGTTTGTGTAATGATTTGTTTGATGTCATCTGGCTGTTGCGTGAGATCAATTAGTTGCTGATTGGTTGCATACTCATCTCGCACAGTGCGTTCCTTGCCGTTGTGATCAACCCATCTACTCAGCATGATGTTGTTCCATATAAAGCCTTGATTTTTCCTATCTTTGAATGCTTCTTTGAGTTTGGTTGTTCTGACTTTAGGAAAAGCAGAAAAAACATTGTCTGATGAATCTCCTCGCATGCATTTTTCGAATAAGAGCCATTCTGGATCTGGTGCTGACTTGGGCAACTTAGTTTTTTTGTCTATGATTTCGCTGTTTTTATCGTCATAGAAGCCGTTGATTGTAATGTGCGTGTCAGTTATGCCGTTGTACTGCGAAACGTTTTCTGACAGTAATTGATAGAAGTCAGAGTCTGAACTAACAATTACATGCTTGTCATCAGGATGAGATTGTATCCATCCTGCTATGAGATCATCTGCTTCTAGTTGCTTGTGCTGTAAAGTTGTACAGTTGGATTTGTTTTCAACAAAAGTTTTGAATTCATCAAATGTTTCCCAAAACACTTTGTCTGCTTCTTGTTCTGCAGGAGTCATTGCATCACGTGTAGCTTTCCTGTTTTGTTTGTAGGCAGGATAAAAATCCTTGCGCCATGATCTGCCTTCAAAGCAGAACACAACATGATCCGCATTG